CGGGCCCGACCCCGTAATTGGGACGGCCCTTGATCTCCGGTGTGGCGCAAGCCCGCCGGCTGTTGAGGCGTCCCAATTGCGAGGTGTCCATGCCCTGTCAAGCCTGCTCCGACGGAAAGTATAAGTGGGGGGTCAACGGCGAGTGCAAATATTCCAGCCTGGCCGAGTGCGAGGCTGAGCACCCGCACGAACAATCGGGCCTCCCTGCGGTTATCTCCCGGTCCGATTTCGCCGCGCTCGCCATCAAAGAGCGAAGCGAAGCAAACGCCGAAAAGCTCCGCATCATCAAGCAAACCGCCCAGCTCGTCGAGCGCGACGGCGGCGGTCAAATCTACGTCCTCATCTCCAACGAGACCCGCGATCGCGACAAGGACACCCTGGCCGTCGAAGGCTGGGACCTGAGCGCCTACCTCAAGAACCCGGTCATCCTGTTCGCCCACGATCACAAGTCGCCGAACGTCGGCATGGCGCCCCAGACGGTGCGACGCGAAGGCGCGTTGCTTAGCTACCCGACTTTCGTCCCGCGCGAAATCTATCCGTTCGCCGGCACGATCGAAGACATGGTCAAGGGTGGTTGGATGAAGGGCGCGAGCGTCGGCTTCAACCCGCGGACGTGGACGTACAACGAGGACGAGAAGGGCTACGACTTCAAGACCCAGGAGCTGCTCGAATGGTCGTTTGTCCCGGTCGGATCCAATCCCGACGCCCTCGTCGGCGCCAAGTCGGCCGGTGTCGATCTGCACCCGATGCGCGACTGGGCCGCGCAAGTACTCGACGAGTGGCAGGAGCATGAAGGCCTCTATCTGACTAAGGGCCAGATCGAGGCGATCCACAAAATTTCCAACGGCAACAAGGTCATCGTTGCCGCCAAGACCGTTTTGCCAGCCGCGCCGAAGCCGGACTCACCCACCGGCTTACCTTCGACGGACGCGGCAAATCACTCCGGCGCGGGACTTGCCCCCCGCGCCGGAGGCGCGCAGGCTTCTGAGTATCGCGATTGGGACCAAGAGAAGCGCTGGAACGTCCAGCTGTCCAAGGCTTTCGACGTTACTCGCGAACGGTTCGAACCGCTCACGGCCGAATACAAGCTCGTGGCGCGCTACTTCGACTGCGAGGTGAAGGAGATCACCGAGGATTATCGCACGGTCTCTTCGGCCAAGATGGGCGCTTATCTGACGGCGCTGCAAGAAGGGCTGTCTCAGTGGGCGGTCGATGACGTGCGCAACCTCGACCACTACACCGGCAAGGAGTGCCCGCCGCGATACGACACCATCCAGCTCAATTCCAAATCGTCGCGCAGTTTTCTGATCGAGGGTGCACGGTTTCTCTCGCGCATCACCGACGAGGCCCGGATCGTCGTCAAGGTCGAGCCCACCTGGTACGGCGTCGCGATCACCAACTACGGCAAGATCGGCGAGGTGGTATCGGACGCCTTTATGAGCGCCGTGGCCGAGCGGGCGGCCGAGCTCAAGTTCCTCAAGGGCGAGGCCTTCGCCCTCTCCGGACAGTTCATTGACCGCGCCAGCGCGACCGAGACCTGGGACGACGTCTTCCTCGAGCCCAAGAATGAGCGAGCCCTCAAACGGGCGGTCGCGGTCGTTAACTCGCAGAAAGAGTCGATGGACAACCGCGGCGTGATTCTGATGGGGCCTCCGGGCACCGGCAAGACGCTGAGCGCCCGAGTGATGATGAAAGAGGCTCCCGACACCACGTTCATCTGGGTGAGCGCACGCGACTTCTGGTACTCGGGATCATTCGGCGGATTCGCGCACGCCTTCGATCTGGCGCGCGAGAACGCGCCGTCGATCGTTCTGTTCGAGGACGTCGATGGCTGGATGAGTTCGCACACGGTCGATCTCATCAAGACCGAGATGGACGGCCTGGTGCAGCACAAGGGCGTTATCACGCTCCTGACGACGAACTACCCGGACCAGCTACCGAAGGCGCTGATCGACCGGCCCGGCCGGTTCCACGATGTTTTGTCCATCAGCCTGCCTTCCCTGGCGGTGCGCGAGCGGATGCTCGCCAAGTGGCTGGCCGATCTCGAGCCGGAATCGGTCAAGGCGATCGCCAAGGATACCGAGGGCTACTCGGGCGCGCATCTGCGGGATCTGGCCCGGTTCGCCAGGATCATCGAGCGCGAAGACAACGTCGATCTCGCCAAGGCGGTCGAGGAGGCTCTCACCAAGGTTCGCGAGCAGCGCGAGCTGATCAACCAGACGTTGCCCAACCGCTATACGCCGATTCGCGAAATCCAGGAATCGTTCGAAAAGTCGGTCCGCGAGTGGAAGCCCAAGGCCGTCAAAGAGGGGTGCTCGATGGGCGACAAGTGCCCGATGAAAGAGGGCATGGAGTACTGCCCCAGGGGCGAGAACTGCCCGATGAAACGCGGCGCTCCCTCCGAAGACCCCGAAGAGGTCGTTACGACCAGTCCGGGCCATGTGGCTATCTCTCAGTACGTGCCGCGCGATCCCTGCGACGAAGTCTCCGAGTCTGACGACTGGGCGAAGCTGCCGGGTCGCGTGCATGTCTCCGACTTTGCCTCCGATGTTCGCGACCGCGCTGTCGGCAGCTTCGCCTGGGTTGATGCTGATGGGGAGTGCTACCTCCAGCATCACGACGCCGAAGGAAAAGCGGTGTGGGCCGGGGTCCGTTCTGCGATGGCGCTCCTGATCGGGGCCAAGGGCGGGATCGACCAGGTGGCGGCCTCCCAGCGCAGGGAAGTCTACGAGCACCTCGCGCACCATTACCGCCAGTTCGACAAGCTGCCTCCCGATTACCGCTTCGTCGAGGCGCAAGCCCTCAAGCATTGTCCCGACGCCTATGAATTCACCGGCGAGGGACAAGTCCGAGTGAAATCCGAGGCCGGGGCCGACGGCGTCGTCCCGAAGTCCTCGATCCAGCAACTGCTAGACGCCATCAACCTGGAAAAGACTGCGGCTTTGCCGCCCGAACCGCCTCAGCCGAAGCTGAGCGAAGAGGAAGTGCTGAAGCGCGCGATGCAGGACGCATTGCGCGAGTTCGTGACTGAGAAGACCGGCAGAGTCTTCTAACGCTCTCGAAGACAGGAGGGAGTCCAACATGCTAGACGAAAATCAACTCAAGACGCTCATCAAGAGCTGCCTCGGTGAGATCCTTGAGCAACAGAAACCGGTGTTCTCGCCGAACATCGAAGAGACCATCACCGCCCTGGTGAAGTCGGGCATCGTCCACACGCCGAAACCCGAACCGAAGCACGAAGTCGGCCACCTCGCATCGCGTTATATCCGGGCGATCGGCGGCTCCAAAGTCGTGTCGCGGTCCGGCACCCCGATCAGCCCGGTCGAGTACGCCGCGAAAATCTACGGTCCGGAAGACGTCATCACCAAAGCGATGGCGGCGACCACGTTCGCCGACGGCGGGGCGCTCATTCCACCGGACATTTCCTCGGACATTATCGAGCTCTTGCGGCCGGCCTCCGTGGTGCGGTCCATGAACCCGATGCTCGCGGATTTGCCGCGCGGCCAGTTGCCCATCCCCAAGGTCACCGGCGGGGCGCAGTTCAGCTGGATCGGTGAGAACCAGAATCTCGGCTCCACCGCTCTGACGGCCGGCAACGTCGTCCTGGTCGCCAAGAAGGGCGGCGCGACCTTGCCGATCTCGAACGATTTGTTGCGCCGAGCCGATGCCCGCTCCGATGGCATCATCCGCGACGACCTAGTCGCCGCGATCGGTCAAGGAACCGATCTCGCGTACATCCGTGGCAACGGCACCCTGTATAGCCCCAAGGGGCTGCGCTACTGGGCTCCGGCCGCCAATGTTTTCGGCAGCGCCGGCCAGACGCTCGACAACGTCAGTACCGATCTCGAGGCCTTGATGCTGCGACTGTTCGCGGCCAACGTCCGGATGATTCGGCCCGGCTGGCTCATGGCCCCGCGCGCCGCGCTGCACCTCATGTTCCTGCGCGACGGCAACGGCAACTACGTCTACCACGACGAGATGATGATGGGTCGGCTGAACGGTTACCCGTTCAAGATGACCACGCAGATTCCCATCAACCTCGGCGGCGGTTCCAACGAGTCGGAAGTTTATTTTGCGGACTTCGCTGACGTCGTGATCGGCGATGCGCTGACGATCGCGGTCGAGGTCTCGACCGAAGCTGCGTACTACGACAGCGGCACCGGTCAGGTGGTCTCGGCCTGGTCGCTCGATCAGAGCGTGCTTCGCGCCATCGTTGAGACCGACCTGGTGGTCCGCCACCTGGAATCGGTCGCGGTTCTGACCGGCGTCATCTGGGGTACGTAATCGAGTAGTTAGTCAATCCGTTTGTTGGTGTTGAGACGGGCGGCCGTTGAGGCCGCCCACCCACCAGGAGGGAAACCATGAATCTCATTTCCGAAAACATCGGCGCGCTGATCACCGGCAAGTTTGCTCGCATCCCGGCCGTCATCACCGCAGGCGCCGGCAACGACGGCGTGGAGGTCAACGGCCCGGCTCTAGATCTGCTCGCGCTGACCAAAAAGTACCACAGCTGCAAAGTGATGATCGTTTGGGAAGCGGCGATCGGCGCCTCAGAGAGCCTGTCGATTGCGGCCAACATTCAGACCTCATCGGTGTCCAACTTTGGTTCCGACACGGCCGACCTGTCCCCGGCGTTCCCGAGCGCTATCGTTCAGGCCGGTGGCGGCGGCGGCACTTTCCAGGGCGTGACGGAATTCTCGGTCCCGCTGGTCGGGGCCAAGCAGTACATCCGTCTCCAGCTGACGGCCGATCTGTCTCGGGCCAATACCGATACCGTCGCGATCGCCGCGGTCTTCGTTATGGGCGGGGCGGACCAGAACCCGGTGCCCTGAGCCCTGGGCGCTGAAAGGAGCAAGGCAGAATGAACGCTATCGTCGTCAAGCTAAAGCAGCCCTACGGCTGCAACAACGCGGGAGAGATCTGCGGCTTCACGCCCGACGTGGCCGACATGCTGATCAAAAAAGGGGCGGCGGAGTTTATCCGTGATCTGGCGCAACCCGAAGCACCTGCAAAAAAGACGGCTCCGCCTCCCGAGCCGCCTCCGCCGCCTCCTCCGGTGGACGATCTCGGATTGCCCCTGGAGTCGCCTGACGCTGGCGAGGGTTCGTCGGCCGGCAGTCCCGGACCGGGGCCAGCCACCGTCGATCTCTCCGATGCCAGCGGCGGCCCTGGGAAAAAGAAGAAGTAAACCGTGCTCAGCGTAGTCAGACACGAAAAAACGCGAGAGCTCACCACTCTCGCGAAGTACCTGCTCGACAATCCGGCGACGGATGCGGCGAGCCATGAGTACATCGCCGATCTGATCGGCGAAATATCTGCCTACGTTGAGTCTTTTTGTCACAGGGTTTTCTGCCGTCAGCGCGTGATCGAAACCGTGCGCGGTTACGGCACCACCGACATGCTCCTCGAACGAACGCCGGTGATGCAGGTCTATTCGGTGAGTTTCCGCGGCGAGACCATTACCGACTTCGTGATCGACGACCCGCTGGCGGGCTCGCTCTATCGGTCGCGCGGCTGGGAGTGGACCGCTGGCTTGGTCGGCTGGATTACCGATCGCGGCATGGCCGGGACGGAGAATCCGGAGTTCACCGTCGAGTACGCAGGCGGCTTTCTTCTCCCGGGCGATGATCTTCAAGGGACGACGTTCTCAGTGCAGCAGGCGACCAAGAAGTTCCTCGATTCCGCCAATGGCTTCCCCGTTCTCGCCCAAGGCGAGCGGATCCGTGTGAGCGGGTTCGCGACCGCCGGCAACAACGGGTTTTTCACGGTGGCATCGGCCACCGAGGGCGAAGTGGTGGTTTCGGAGAATCTTGGCGGGGATGAGTCCGCTGGGCCGCAAGTGCTGTTTCAAGTACGGACGCTTCCTCGGGAGATCGAGCGGGCCACCCTCGATGCGATGGGCGCTCACGTCATCCAGCGTGGCGTTGGAGGCGGCAATATTTCGTCTCAGTCGATCGGCGACCTTTCGGTGTCTTTTGCCGACACGCTCTCGACTCAAAGTAGCGGCCTCCCTCTGAAAAGTGAGCGCATGCTCATTCCGTGGGTCAGGACCGCGCAGGCTTAGGAGGAAAAAATGCCCAGAGCAACGATCAACCCGAACATCTGTCTAGGCGCTTACCCGGCTGCGGGCGTGACCTTGTCGTGGACGGCGGCAGATCCGGCGAACGATCACCAGTGCGCGTTTACCGGCAAGGAGATGATCTTGGCGCGCAATACCGGGGCGACCCCGCATAACGTGACGATCACCTCGGCGGTCGATACTCGCGGCCGCACCAAGGACATCACCAACGAATCGCTCGCCGCTGGAAGCGTCCACATGTTCGGGCCGTTTTCCCAGCCGGAAGGCTGGAAGCAGGCCTCGGACGGGATGCTCTACTTCGAGGCGGACCACGCCGAGATCGAGTTCGCCGTGGTGAGGCTGCCCTAAATGGGAGCTCCTGGGATCGGCCTTTGGCTCTGGATGATGCCGCATACCATCCAGGTCAAGCCGGCGACCGGCGTCGATGCATACCACAAGCGAGTTTATGGCGATGCCGTCAGTTACCAGGCGGCCATTCAAGGCACCGGCGGTGCGAAAGTGCGGGATCAAACCACCGGAGAAGAGAAGGTGAGCCGCTACGCGATTTACGTCGCGGTCGAAAGCCACGCGATCAAGAAGGAAGACCAGCTGATTCTGCCGGCTCCCTACGATCCGCAATCGCCGCCGATCATTCGCGTGGATCCGCAGGACTCCCAGGGGGGCCTGCATCATTTGGTGGTTTACACATGAGGACACGCTCATGGACGAGTTGGATTGGTTGCTCGTCCTTGGGATCGGTCTGACGGTTTTGTTTCTGCTGGGGAGCTGATGGCGAACACGAAGACGTTCAAGAGCAAGGGATTTCCGGAGAGCTCGCGGCTGATCCGCCTGATCGGTCAGCGGGCGTTCCAGTCCGGGGTCAAGTTCTTGTTCTTGGAAGGCGAGCGCATCATCGGCGACTCCAAGGAAAATTACGTTCCGGTCGATTTCGGCACGCTACGCAATTCCGGCTTCGTCGAACCGCCGAAAGTTTCGGGGCGCAAAGTCAAAGTTCGGTGCGGCTTCGGCGGACCGGCGGCGCCCTACGCGCTCTCGGTTCATGAGAATCCCCGCGCCGGCAAAACCGGCGGGGTGAGTCCCTCGGGCCGTAAGTACCAGCATTGGGCTCAGACCGGCGAGTGGAAGTACCTCGAGAAGCCGTTCAACGCGGCGCTCGGGACGATGGACGCTCGCATGGCGCAACACATCCGGAGCGAACTGAAGCTGTGATCGTCGACGACTTGCTCGCTTATCTGAACACGCTCGGTATCGGCGTCTACGCTCCTGGCGGGACACCGAACCAGAACATGTTCGTGAATGGCTGGCCGCTCGAGGGTGGCGATGACGCGATCGCCTTGATCGAAACGTCCGGCGCCGATCCGCTCCACGTCCATGACCGACCGGAGCCTTCGTATACGCGGCCGACGCTCCAGGTGCTGACACGGTCCAAGGATTACGTGACCGCCCGGGCCAAGTGCTGGGATGTTTACAACGCCTTCGCGAAGCTCTGCAACCAGGCGGTCGGAAGCTCAGCGGTGCTGGAGGTGCGGCCGCGCCAGACCCCGTTTCCGATCGGCGGGGACGAGAACGAACGCGAGCAGTTCAGCTGCAACTTCGAGTTTCTGCTAGCGGGGACGGCTCAATGACGGAACGAATCTCCGAGCACGTTTTCATCGGCGACGCCCAGATCGAGGTGACGACCTGGTCGGGCCTGCCCAATTATCACTGTCCGGCCTGCGTGTACGCCGATACCGATTTGGAATCGCTGAAAAGTCATTTGTCGTGTCACCAACAAGAACCGCAACCCGTCGTGCGCCAGAGCGTTATTCTCGGCCCCGACGGCAAACCTTTTACCGTCACGGAGGAAGTGCCATGCGAGTGATTCGATACCTGTTCAGTCTGTTGACCTGCTGGTTCTGGAGTCTGGCTTCACCGCTGCGGAACGAGCGCGGTCTGTTGGGTAAAGCGGCGAAGGGCTTGCAGCTCAAGATGGGCGACGGCGCTTCGCCGGAAGCTTTCACGACGATCGCGGAGGTCAAGGACATCACCTTTCCGCTCATGTCCGTCGATCAGCTCGACGGCACGAACCACGATAGCCCGGGAGACTGGGAGGAGATCATCCTCACCATTCTGCGCCACCCGGAGGTGACGTTCCGCGTCAATTTTCTGCCGAACCACGCGACTCATAACAACGCGACCGGCTATCAGGGGCTGGCTCAGGCCAAGACGCTACGCAACTGGCAGCTCGTTATCCCGCAGTTTGCGAACGCGACCTACGCCTTCCAGTCGTACGTGACCGGCGTGTCTATCCTCGGACCGGTGGCAGGGATGCTTGAGGGGGACATAACGCTCAAGCCGACCGGGGCCGTGACCATTCCGTAGGCTTTTAGTCTGAAAGGGAAAGGGGAAGTGCTTTATGGATCTTTTATCGCGCGACGCCATCCTGTCCAAGAAGCATCTGAAGACGCAAGTCGTCTTCGTTGAGGATTGGCAGGGTCACGTCAATGTCAGGGAGCTCACCGCCGATGAGCGTGACGAAGTGGAGTCGTGGCTTTCGGCGCCGGAAGGAACCTCGATCGAGGAGCGGCGCGAAAGCCTTAAGAACCTGCGGGGCCGCGTCGCCGCCAGGGGGCTGGCCGACGAAACTGGCCTTCGGATGTTCTCCGACGAGGACTCCGAACGCCTGGGCTCTCTGAGCGCGGCGGCCCTAGATACCATCTTCGACACGGTGCTCAACCTCTCGGGGATGACGAAGGCCGAGCGCGAGCGACTCCGAAAAAACTCCAGGCCCCAGACGGGCGAAGGCGGTTCTACTACCGCCTAGCGCTCGCTCTGGGGATTCCGTCCGTTACGGCTCTGCAGCAGCAGCTCTCAGCGACCGAGATCACGGAGTGGGAGATGTACTACGAAGTGGAGCCGTTCGGTCAGCCGTATCTCGCCCTAACCATCGCGATGCAGACCCGTCTGGTCGCGAGCTTTCTCACGGGCAAGAGCGCCGAAGTCGAAGAGTTTCTCCCCAAAGTCGAGCGTAAGCGCAAGGATGACGACGCCGGCGGGTCCGGTGTTGCCAGCAAGCTCAAGGCTCTCATAACCGCCCTGCCTGGCGTGTTTCGGAGGATCAAGTAAA